TGGGAAGGCGCGACAGGGGTGTTCCACCCTCTCATGACTGAGGCCGTGCTGCGGTTTCAGGCGCAGTCTATGGCAGAGGTGTTTCCGTCAACGGGCCCTGCCCGCACCCGGGTCATAGGTAAACAGACCACCGAGTTGATGGAGCAGGCCCAGCGCGTCGAAACTGAGCTGAACTATCAGCTGACCGAGAACATGGTGGAGTACCGAGACGAGACCGAGCAGCTCCTGTTCCGCCTGCCGCTAGCGGGCTCCGCGTTCCGTAAGGTCTACTATGACCCCATCGAGGAGCGTCCCGCGGCCCTGTTCGTGCCCGCAGAGGATATGATTGTCGCCTACGGCGCCTCGGACCTGCGCACCAGCGAGCGATACACCCACGTCATGAAACGCACCGCGCACGAGGTTGCCTCGCTTCAGTATGCGGGGCTGTATCGCGACGTTGAGCTCTCCGAGCCTGTAGGCGAGCTGTCGGACATTGAGCAGAAGTACAACGAGCTTAACGGCGAGACGGTAGGCCTTACAAACGATGATCGACATACACTGCTGGAGGTTCACGTGCGGTTGGACCTGGATATGGATGATGACGGAACCGGGCGAAGTAACCCCTACGTTGTAACTATCGACAAGAGCTCAACCACAGTTCTATCTATTTACCGGAATTGGGACGAAGGCGACAAAAAACGTAAAAAATTGGAGCATTTTGTTCACTATAAGTACGTCCCGGGCATGGGCTTCTACGGTTTGGGGCTTGTCCACCTGATCGGCGGCCTCGCCAAGTCCGCTACCTCTATCCTTCGACAGCTGATTGACGCCGGCACTCTGTCTAACCTGCCTGGCGGCCTCAAGGCCCGCGGCATGCGCATTCACGATAACCATACACCGATCAACCCCGGTGAATTCCGAGACATCGACGTCCCCTCTGGCTCTATCAAAGACGCCATCATGACTCTGCCATATAAAGAGCCATCAGGAGTGCTCTACCAGTTGCTGGGGAGTATTGTGGAAGAGGGCCGGCGCATCGCGTCCGTAGCAGACCTTCAGGTTGGTAACATGAACCCCGAGGCTCCGGTGGGTACCACCCTGGCCCTGCTCGAACGCTCTATGAAAGTCATGTCGGGCATCCAGGCGCGCGTCTACGCCGCCATCGCCCTTGAGCTTAAGCTCATCGCGCGGATCATCAACCGCGATATGCCTGAAGAGTACAGCTACGTAGTAGACGATGACGCGAACCGGGCTCAGGATTTTGACGGCCGTGTGGACGTTATTCCTGTCGCCGACCCTAATGCTGCCACAATGGCTCAGCGCGTCGTTCAGTATCAATCTGCGCTTCAGTTGGCGCAGCAAGCGCCTCAGTTTTACGACATGGGCAAACTTCACCGGCAGATGCTTGAAGTGCTCGGCATCCCTGACGCGAGCGACATTGTTAAACTCCCAGGCGACATTAAGCCCATGGATCCGGTCACTGAGAACATGGCGCTACTCAAGCAGGAGCCGGTCAAAGTCTTTAGTTATCAGGACCACGAGGCGCATATCCGCACCCACATGGCGGCCATGCAGGACCCCAAGATCGCCGAGCTGGTCGGCCAGTCTCCATTCGCACAGGCCATCGAGGCCGCGGCTACAGCGCACATCACCGAGCACTTGGCGGAGCAGTACCGAGTTGAGATCCAGAAAGTCCTCGGCGCGGAGCTGCCCAGCACGGAAGAGAACCTGCCGGAGGAAGTAGAGCTCGAGGTATCGCGCCTCGCCGCTCAAGCCGCGGACAAGTTACTGCAACGCAACCAGCAAGAAGCGGCCCAGCAACAGGCGCAGCAGCAAGCGCAAGACCCGCTAGTCCAGATGCAGCAGCAAGAGCTGCAGATCAAGCAGCAGGAAGTTCAGATCAAGCACATGGAGGCGCAGCACCGCGCGCAGATGGAGCAAGCCAAACTCCGTCTGGCGGAAGCCAAGCAGCGACAAGACTACGAGATCCAGTCGCAGCGCATTGATTCTGAGGACCGCCGTGCCGGAGTTCAGGCCGGTGTGCGTATCGCTACGCAGCTGGATAACGACGAGCGCGCGGACGCTCGCGAGGGAGCTAAGATAGCTCTAGAAGCGGCTAAAGTACTGAAGGAGCCTGGTAATGAGCCTATTAAGTCAACTAAGTGAGCGACTCGATAAAGAGCGTGCGGGTCTCGCGGATCAGCTAGTACACGCGGGGTTTCAGACACTGGACGATGTGAAAGTCGTCCAGGCAAAACACGCAACGCTCAGCCGAATTATAGACGAGATCAAGGACCTAGAGAAGAAACACCTTGAAGCTGACGAGTAATACTTATACATAAGTAGTGCAGCACTGCTGCGCTACAACTTAAGGGAAGTTACAATGTATATCGACTTAGATATCAAGCCAGAGACCCTGGCTAAGTTACCCAAGCCGTCTGGCTATAGGGTGCTTATCATCACAGCAAAGACAAAAGAAAAGACCTCCGGCGGCGTTTACTTGCCCGACGAACTACGTCAGGCGGAAGACACCGCGTCTATTCTTGGTCGCGTCCTATCTCTAGGCCCCGATGCATATGGGGACGAGAAGCGGTATCCCTCCGGGCCGTTCTGTAAAGAGGGGGATCATGTGATTTTCCGCTCGTATTCCGGCACCCGCCTGAAAGTAGATGGCGTTGAGTTCCGACTGATTGACGATGACACGGTTCAAGCCGTTGTCGCCGACCCTTCTGACTATGAGAGAGCGTTCTAATGGCACTTAAACACAACAGCGATGCGTTTGACGACGAGGACGACCGCGAATTATCCGCGTCGCATCAAGCTGACGACAGCGAAGACGATGAGGTTGAGCTCCCCGACGATGATGACTTTATTATCGAGACGGTCGACGACACTCCCGAGGTGGAGGAAGAGCCTACTGACGAGGATCTCTCTGGGTACGGGCGTAAAGTCCAGAAGCGAATTACTAAGCTAGCTCGGGATAAGACCGAGGAGATCAAGAACCGCCAGGCTGCGGAGCAGCGGGAGCGCGCAGCTCTCGACTACGCCCGCACGGTCATGGCCGAGAAAGAGCGACTGCAAAAAGCGCTCGACGCGCAGCGCGCGTCTACGACCGAGCAGACAAAGGGTCGGGTTGAATCCCAGCTTGAATCCGCTCAGTCGGCGTACCGCAGCGCTTACGAGGAAGGCGACGCCGATGGCATGGCCGCCGCGCAGGTAAAAATCGCGCGTCTCCAAGCCGAAGCATACCAAATGGAGCGCGACCAAGCGCAACTGCAGGCCTTGCGAGAGCAGCAAGCCGCCCAAGCGCAGCAGCAAGCCGCCCAAGCGCAGCAGCAAGCCGCCCAAGCGCAGCAACAGTCGCAGTATCAGCAGCCGCAACCACAACAATACTCTGCGCGACTACAGAAATGGCTTAGCGAGAATGAGTCGTGGTGGCAGAAAGACCGAGTATTGACTGGCGCCGCAATGGGACTACACGAGCAGTTAGTTGAAGAAGGGGTTGCACCGGACTCGAAAGAGTACTATGATACGCTTACTTCAGAATTGCACTCGCAGTTTCCTGACCGGTTTTCTACCACCGACAAGAGTAAGACCAGGGCGCCCGTCGTCGCCCCCGCCACCCGCAGCGGAAAGAAACCACGACGTACGGTTAGATTGACCGCTTCCGAGATGTCCATTGCGACGTCTCTAGGGTTAACACCGAAACAGTATGCGGAGCAGAAACTCAAGATGGAGCAAATGAATGACTAGTACTACACGTGCGCCCCGCACTCGTCGTGTTGAAGAAACTCGAGAAGCTGAAGAGCGTGAACCTCAATGGGTCGCCCCCTCAGTTCTTCCAGAGCCAGAACCACGGGACGGAGTTTCGTTTAAGTGGGTTCGGACCGACATGGTCGGTAAATCGGACACTAAGAACGTCTCCAAAGCATTTCGCTCAGGCTATGTAGCTTGCCGACGTGCAGATTTCCCGGAGTTCCAAAACCTAATCACTGACGAAGGGTCAAAGTACCCTGAGGGCATCGAAGTAGGCGGTCTACTGCTCTGTCAGATCGACTCCCGCATGGTCGCGCAGCGTAACAAGTATTACGCGCAAAAAGGCCAAGCACAGATTGATTCGATCGACAATCACTACTTGCGTGAGTCTGACTCACGTATGCCGGTATCCCGAGGGGATATTTCCCGGCGATCAACGACTTCGTAACCGGCTGCTAATCCCGTAGGGTGATGTGGCCAAATTGAGGACCACATGATGGCTGATACATCATCACCCTACGGTCTGCGCCCCGTTAAGCGCGTAGATGGTCTACCGTGGACTAACTCCATTGAGACTTTTTTGATCGACCCAGCGGGTCTTTCTGGCAATCTGTACAACGGCCAAGTCGTGAAAATCGGCGCAGACGGCTACATCGACCTGGTCGAAAAAACTGGCGCAGATGCCACCACCCACTCCTTCCCTGCAGGTACTATCGGCGTGTTCGTCGGCTGTGAGTATGAAAACTCTGAAGGCCGCGTTGTACATAGCCAGTACTACCCTTCTGGTGCGATTAACGCTAAGGCCAAGATCATCTCCGACCCTAACGTGATTTTCCGTGCCCAGACCGACGGCGCCATTGACCAGACGTTTGTCGGGTCTAACACCCAGTTTGCCGCAGTCCAAAGCCACACCGCTGACACTGGCGGCAGCACCTTTACCGGCAACTCGCTGTCAAAAGTGAGCCGCAACGGCGGTACCGCGAAGACGACCACTGCAGCGTTCCGCATCATTGGTGTTGTCGATGAGATCAAGAACGATATCAGCGACGCCTACGTGGATATCCTGGTTAAGTTTAACCCGGGCTACCACTCCTATACCAACGCCGTCGGCATCTAAGGAGACTGATTAAATGGCTATTTCACGCGCTCAGCTCCTTAAGGAACTGGAACCCG